ATCTACTTTAAATGTCTCACCCTTCTCATAACTTTCATCTGTTACTACAGCATGAGCCTTACCAACAACATCTGGTCCTTTACGAGCGGCACCATAACCTTGTCCAGTTGGCTTACCATTTACTTCTTCTAGATTCGGGGGATATTTTAATAATGTATGTGGTCCCATATTAATCTCCTATTTTTCCACCTTTATAAAGGTTTGCTACATATTTATTACCATCAGTTATTACCTTACCACCATGTTTACGTTTGACTTTCTTACCATATTTGCGTTTAACTGTACCACCACTCTTACCTGAAAATCCTTCATGCATATATGGATTTACTCCACCTTTAATTCTACGCCATTCAGATCCTTTTAAATTACTATAAACGGGAACTCCACGTTTCGTTGGAATAATAATTGATTGACCAACTTTAATCATATTAGGATCTTTAATATTTTTATTGGCTTGTAAAATAGCTTTTAAACTAGTACGATATTTTTCAGCAATCTGTGAAAGAGTATCACCACTTTTTACTGTATGCTTATCAAGAACTTCTGGAGGAAGGGGTTCTTTAGCTATTCCTTTATACATTGTTTTTTGTTTAGGTTTAGGACGAGTTGTTCCTGCCACTTGTCCTCCCGGTAAATCTTCCATTGATCCCGGCGTAAATGTTCTATTTGCCATTACTGTGCTCCTTGTATTACAGGATTAGGTCCACCCACTGGATTACGAGGAGTCTCCATATCGTCCTGTCTCATTCTACGAGATTGATTTCTAAGTGCATCTATTGAATTTTGATAACTACTTTCCCATACTTGTACTACTTCCCAACTCTTAGTAAACTTTGCAGATTCAATCATACAGGCATTAAACAATGCATTATAGGCAAATTCACTAAAGTAATTGGAAGTTGTTGCACTCGTCCCTGTTGCTGATGCAAGTGGAATAGGTCTACGAGTATATTGTATCTCTCCTGATAAAGCTGACGTAGGAGTAGGAACTATATAAATAGCTGTATTATTTTTACGTGCATAATATCTAGGTGTACCTACAGATGCACTGGCATAAGGCCAGTAATCTATAGCATACTCATAAGTTCGTTGAAGTAGTGGAGTTATCAAAGAAGATGTACTTGTGGTAAAACTTACATTCCTGACAACCAATGAATCCACAGGAAGACTTACTGTTGGACTAGATGCTGTAAATGTAAATGAGGCAAAGTTATCCAGACCGGGATCGTCAACCTCTTTTACTAGACGATCTTCAGCCTTCTCAACAAACTTTGGAATTTGATCTGCAAACTCCGTTGAGTCATTCTCTGCCGTATTAATAAGGTCAGTCTTTAGAAATGAATAATTGGGCATAGGATGTTATCCTAATATGGCAGTTACTGGTCCAGCATCTGGTGCAGACACGGTTACTTTACCGTAAATCGGTACACCAATTTCTCCAAAATAAGTATCAATTACTCCATTTGCCTGAATAGCCAATCGAAT